GTATCCGCCGAGACCGAGGTGCGGGACGCGCACGACGTTCGAGGAGCGGGCAGCGCCGGTCGCATGGAAAAGGGCAGGATGAGTCAGGATCGAGTTGTCACGATCCGCGAGGAGCATGAGGAACTCGGTGGCCATGACCTCACCGGCGATCAGGTCGCCGATGGTGGAAGCAAGGATCTCGTCAGGCATTGGAGGCACCTATTGTGTAGGAGTGAAACTCAACTACACCCGGCGCTCGTGTCGTGAGCCAACCGGTGGGTGCCGCGTTGCCCGTGTCGTGGGCCAGTCGAAGCGTTGACTAATCCTTAGCGCACGATTGCCGCCGCTGTCAAGACTTGCGCATACCCTTCGACAGTTCGCGCCACTCGGACCAGTCGCCCGTTCGTACAGCCTTCTCGCGTACCGACCGGATCTGCGAGTCCGAAACGTTCGACGTACCGCCGGCGTCCGTCGGCTTGGGGGCTGCTGGATGGCGTCGCACAGGAGGAGCAGGGCTACCGTCGGTCGCTGCGCTCGTAATCAGCCAAGGGCGCAGGACGGCGGGCGCCGTGGTCGGGTCGGCCTTGATGCCTGACAGCCATTCGGCCATCTCGGGGCGCGGGGCTTCCTCGCTGTTGGGAAGCCGGCCATACTGCCATTCGGTGGCCTCGATGGCGTCTGCGTCCGTCGTGCCCAGACTCTCGGCGATGGTCTGGAACCGGCCGAACTTCGCCTCAGCGTCAGCGTGCTTCTGCTGCCACACAGGGACAAGCGCCGCCTGTTCTGTCAGCGTCTGAACCTCCGCGCGAAGCTGATCCCGTTCGGCCACGAGCTCGCCCTTGACCCGGACAAGATCTACGAAGCGCTCATACGGGACCGGCTCAACGCCAGGCGATGCGGGTGCGGCAGGCTCGGGAGATGGCGCAGCGGCGCCCTCAGTCGGGTCGGTTTCCATTGATGTCCTCTTAGGCGGTTCGGCGGTTGGTGTCCTGAATGGCCGCGACGGCGGCGCGGGCCTCGTCCTCGGTCATCCCAGGGTGAAGCGTTCGATATGCGCTGACCCGGTCCTCGAGCCCAGCGGCGACGAGCCCCGTCAGACGGTCCGCTTCGCTGGCGAGCTCCATCGGGTCACGCGGCACGCTTCGATACTTGATGCTCCAGCCTTCCGTGGGCAGGTCCATCAGGCCAGCGACGAGACGCAGCACCCGCAGATCCGAAGCACGGAACACCGGCTCGTATGCCCGCTGCGCTGCACGCTGGCTCTCACGGCTGACAGCGAGCGACATAGCCGAGCGCACGTCTGACTCTCGACGAGACACGCCAGCCTGGCCAAGGGCCATCTCTACGATCCGGCGCTCGTACCGCTCGACGGAAGACAGGACCTTGTCCGGCTCGACAGGCGACGACCACTGACCGATCAACGGCTGACCAATGTGATCCTCGATCTGGCGCATGAGGATCAGCACGGCGGGGTCCGTCAGGAGTTCCTGACGCCGTCCGTTCTCGTCCGTCTCAGCGCCCAAGGGCTCGGCGCCGATGACGTACCGCTGCGCCCATGCAACGTTCCGCAGGATGTGCCCGAAGAACGTGTAGTAGACGCCCAGGTTCAACGCGCCGTCGAAGACCTCCCGCCCGGTGTACGGGTCCAGCAACGCCCCCGTCTCGGCTGCGTGGTACGCCACGTAATTACAGACCGGGCGACCGTTGACGATGAACGGGTACCGCTCGCCCGACATGTCACCACCGAGCACGCGTTCGGAGATGTCCTCGCCCCGGTCGTCGAGCGCCGCATACGTCCGGGTCCGCGGGTCGGTGATCAGCTTGACCCACTTGGCGTCGTCGTCCGGGTCGCAGATCCACTCGGCCATAGCCACGGGCTGACCAACTCGGCGAGGATCGGCCACCGGCTCGCACATATCAGGAAAGACGATCCGCCAGAACGGGCCGTCTTCGTCCACGTCGATCCGTAGGAACAGGTCGTTCAGGGCGAGCGTGTCACGCTGGATCCTGCGGGACAACTGCCAGAAGCAACCGTCCGCCAGCGCGGCAGCAGCAGCCTCGCCACCTTCAGGTGGTTCCACCTCGGGGACTTCGTTGTAGAGCGCGGCTAACTGGCTGGCGACGTACCACGCGGGGTTACACGTCATGTCCGGGTTCCGTGCCCAGGCTTGCGCTCGTGTCGATCCGACCGCAGACACAAGACGGTCGCGCACGTCCTGCTCGTGCATCGAGTACATGATGCGACGACGGAGGCGCGAGTGAGCAATCCGCGTCACCTCGCCCTGATCTTTCGGCAGCGGCGGCACGTTCACGGCTTGCAGCATTCGGACTCCATGCAGCGCATCATAGCGCGCGTGTCAAGAGAAGATAACCCGAGCGAGGTCATCATAGGACCGGGACTCGACCCATAGGTCACGAAGACCGTACATCCACGCGTCGAGCACGTCTTTCATTGGGTGCTTGTCCCCATAGTCCCACTCGAGCAGGGCTTTCGTCAGGTGACGGCACCGGGGATGGACTTGGACGCGGTCAGCGGCGATACGCCCATACATCCACCGGCAGCGGATGTCCTTCGTCCGTCGGATGGCGTTCGCCTGACCGCCGCCGCGCTTCATCGACAGGACGAGCGGCTTTAGAGCTCGTTGCGGAATCTGCATTCGGCGAGCCAGCCACCTGTTTAGCTCAGCGTTCGAGGACGTGATGAACCGAGTTCGAACCGGGTTGTCGCCGTAAGCGTAGTCGATCTCGTGCCACTTGATACCCCGGCTCCGAAGCATCTGGAGGACCGCACGGGCGAAGTCTTGCATACTGGCCGAGCCAGGCACTACCACCTCGTCGAGCGCGTAAATCAACGGGTCGCCATCGCCCTCGATCGCTGTCAAGACGGCTGCCATGCCCATGTCGCGGTCAGCGGCGGCGTAGTCGAAGCCGATTGCAAGCCTGACAGTACCCTCGGGCGCGTTCGGGGTCACCATCACCGCCTCGTCGAAGCACTCGAAGAACTGACCTTCTGAGCGGGACTCCCACTCGCCGTCAACGCGGATAGGCGCGTCAATCGGGTTGACCTGCGCCCTGATCTCTTCGATGAAGGCCGCATCCCACGGCCGGCCCGCCTTGGTGCGGCGGGTCCATCCGGTCATCGGGCTGACCTGTGACGCCGGAGTCAGTCGCGAGTGGTAGTCCTTCACGCCACCATCGGCGCACAGCTTCTGGAGCCATGGCAGCGGCGGGCCGTTGATGGGCGTGAGCGTCAGTCCAATTGATCCGCCCGTGTTCCGTACACGCGCCAGGCACTCGTCGTAGACCTCCTGCGCCGGGGGCTCGTCGAGCAGCATGTAATCGTACTCGGCGCCGGCGATGGCTTCTGGGCCTTGGGCGTTGGCGTAGATCGTGATGCTGGACCCGTTCAGGAACTCGACGACGGGCTTATGGCCTCGAAAGCCAGTGCGGCTCGAGAACTCGATACCCGGTATCAGGTCGCGGCTATTCGACTGCCCGAGGTGCTCCCATAGAACCCGCTGGATCTCGATTGACTGACCCATGCTCATACAGACCAGCGCGCATCGGACGGGGGCCTTCGGGACCTCTTTGAACGGGTGCAACCCGCGACACCTGAAGACGAGCTCAGCCGTGCCGCAATACGACTTGCCCTGACGGTTGCCGAGACGCAGCAACGCCGGCTCCTGCCCGGTGTGCGACAGCCACGCGATCTGGAGAGGCAGCCACGCCACGTAATCCACGGGTGAAGCCCGGACGGCCGCCCGGACATCGTCGAGCGCTGTCAGCGCAGATCCGACCGTCACTCGCCCAACTGCGCCAGGACCCGAGCACGAAGCATGTCAGGCAGATCGCGGATCTCGCTGACCAGTTCGTTTACCAGCACGTCCGCCGGACGGTTGGCCCGGTCCGCTGCCGCTCGGCGCTCCTCTTCCTCGGCAATCTGGGCAAGCAAGTCGTGCTCCTGCTTCATCGCCTGCATTGCTGCCGTTGCCTTGCCCGCGCCCTCGCATTGACGACGAAGGGCATGGACGTCCCGGTATAGGTACCGAAGGCGCTCCAGTCCATCCACAGGAACCACGGCCGGATCCACCGTCACCGGCTCGGGCTCGTCTACCCCGCGTAGCTTCGCCTCGAACGTCAGCGAGCGAAGCACTACCGTATGGTCACCGTCCCTATCGGCCTTGTCCCGCTGACGCTTCAGGGTCAGCAGGAGCTCAGCACGGACGGCCGCTCGTCCTTCGCGCTGTTCGTCGGCGAGCTCCTCGAGCAGCGCCGTCCGGTCGCGGTAAATCGTGGACTGGTTCACGCCGTAGTGGGCCGCCAGGCGCTTCGCGACGGGTAACGACCACGCCTCCTGGCGCATGACCTCGAGCACCTCGGCGCGCCGTTCGGCTACCTTCAAGGTGCGGACTTTACGGGGCTTTCTGGCCATCTATGCACGTCCTATGCAGGGGTCGCGGTTCGCGCTGGTTCGCAGGCTACCGGAATAACGGGGTTTTTTGTAAACCTCTCGCGCGTGAAGCGGAATAGTCTTCAG